TAACGCCTGATGTAGCTGATCCTGATACCATAAAGGCACCTCTTTCAACTCCTATCGACCAGTACTTACCATTACCATCTTTTGCAACAACTACCATTGTAGTAGCTTGAGCCATCAATAATAATTGATCTCTCTTAGCAGCTTCCATTTTATTGAAAACCATAGTTAATTGTTGGTCAAAGAATAATGTTCCGTTCTCTTGAGAAACTGTAGTGGTTTCTGAAATCGAACTTTGCTGACGTGGTGTTTCAAATACGAAAAAATCAGATGATGTTAAAGCAGCTCCACCTACAGTAATAGCGGTGATAACACCTGCTGATTCTGTGATTGATTCTACAGGTCCATTAGCGATAAATATCTTTTCGATACCTGCGGTACCGTCATTACATAAATCTAAAAAACCTGCGGTTAATGCTGAACAACTCATATTTTAATTGATTTTTTTAGTTTGTTAAAAACTAGGAGCCGAAGCTCCTAGTCTTGAATTTGTATTGCTTACGCCATATCGTTTGTAGCGAAAACGTCTACTTGAGAAACGCCTACACCTAATCTATATGCAGCACGGAACTTCATTGTATCTTCTGACTCATCATAGAAAAATCTGAATGAATCTAACTCATCAGTTAATCCTGTTGCAGCCAAAACGAAAGATGCTGGACCAGCAAATTTGAAATTTGAACCAGTCAATCCTGAAGATTTAACTACAGTTACATTCGTTCCAGGTAACATTAAGATTTCGTTACCTTCTACTGATTTGTAGTGGTAAAGACCTGTATCACCTTGTGCTACTAAAGCTCTTGTAAGTGCTCTGTATGCTTCTGGAGAAACTACCATGATTAGATCGTCCATATCTTTTACAGATTCGTCGATTGCATCATATAAGTCTAAAGCTTGGTCAATTGCGTTTGCTACATCCCAAGCAGCTGGAGTACCACCTTGTAAGTTTGCACCGTTAGCAGAAGTGATTTGTCCTTTAAGACCGTTTGCTCCTGTTCCTGTGTTACCGTTGATCAAGTAGTTTTCGTTTTCCTTTCTTAAGTTTTTAGCGTAAGATTCAGAAATAACTTCCTCAAATGGGATAGCGTCGTTACCCATACCTGGCGACATGAAAGCCGAAATATATTTAGCCCTAAGTGACTCAACACATAAAAGTGCTTTGCTTTCAAGTGAATCCACCTGAACGTTAACTTGTGAGTAAGTTACGCCGTTGCCTGCTGTTGGATAACCACCACAACCTGCTGCTACGATTGGAGTAGCTGTGTCTACCAAGTTAATTGCTACTGTACCAGAAGCAAATCCTGGTCTAAGATCTACGTATGAAAGTAAATCAGTGTTTAATACCGCTTTTGAAATAAGGTCCAACGACAATTGGTCCGTATATGCTGGTAATGCTGTTACATTAAATGCCATAATTTTAAATTGTTTTTTGTTTTTGTTTTGTTAATTAGTTGTTACGAAGCGCTTTTAATGCTTCCATTCTTTTATCAGTAATGCTTCTTTTTGCAGAGTTTTCTGAAAATTCATTTCTGATTGGTTTTGCAGCTGGTTCATCAGCTAATTTAGAGAACTTAGCTTTAAGCTCAGTTACTTCTTCTGTTAATGCTGCGATCTCTTCTGTAAATGGTGCAATGATTTCTGCGATACCTGTTAACAACTCTTCAGTTGCAGGAATTGCTTCTTCAGGAACTTCAACTTCTACTTCTACCTCTTCCATTACCTCTTCGATAATTTCTTCTGGTTTAGCTTCTGCTTCAATTTCTGAGATTTCCATAATCTCACCATTAGGACCGACACCGATTAACATTCCATCTGTTGTTGAGTGGATACCTTCAGGAGCGTATGGAGATTCTTCGCCTTCTTCTACTTTAATAAGTAGAGTTGCACCAACCGCCAATTCACCTTCAGTATAAACCACAGTACCATCAACTAATTCAGCCTCAGCCATTTTAGTCTCAGTAACAACGTCTTTGTCAGCTGCGAGCATAACTCTCAACTTCTTTACTAAATCGTTTACTGTCATAATATTGATTTTTTTTAGATTTATCTGGTTATTCCAGATGTTATTAAATATAAACTAGTCTGATATTGACAAAAGTTAGTCCTCTTTAGACTTTTTGCGTATTTCGTAAATGCGTATTACGTTAAGAATAATACCTGTTATAATTAAAGCCATAGTTAGAATACTATTCCAATCTACCATTGCTGCACCTGCAGCTCCTATAGTAGCTATGTTAGCGATTGAGTCTTTTGTCTCTGTTATCATTATTTTTGTACTATTTCTAAAAAGTTTCCAGTTACACTAAACCCATTGAGTTCTCCTGCTTTTATCTTTTGCCAAGTCTCTTCATTATTGATTTTATATGAAGTCATCCACGTGCCTTCAGGTACATTGAAACCTAATGCAGTTGATTTATCCATGTCAGGGTTTTCAACGATCCAAGATTCTAATAGAGTGTTTTCAGTAACTACATTATCATCGTGGTTTATATCTGTATTGTGTGCGTTATTATCTTGTAAAAACTTCTTAGCGATGTTCTTTACAGTTTCTTTAGAGAAATAGACATGGAATAGATTACCCATTTCATCTTTTCTTGGTATCAAAGCATTAGGGATCATTGCAGGTCCTGTAACAATCATCTCATCATCACTAGAAAATGACCATGCTTTTGACATTAAGTAAGCATTATTACTAACTGAACCAGATGGTGATCTGTCATCAGAATTATTAGATTGTCCAGCATCACCTGTTGCAGGTCCTAAACTAATTAGAACATTCTTAGTACCATTATTAAATTGTACTAGTTCTTCCCAGTAGTGACGACAATTAGGTCCGCCTTTATATTCAAATACTGAATAAGAAGCTGTACCATTTGCACCAAAACCAGGATTAAATCTATTCATTCTAGTAATATCTTCTCTAGAATAGGTTCTGTTAAGTGCTTTTAGAGTAGCACAGAATGTTCTTTGTCCAGCAGGTCCAGCATATCTGTATCTTAATTGTGCTGGTGTTGATGGATCTAAACCTTCTAATGCATCTAATGCTCTCGCACCTTGTAAATAATCACTTACTGTTGCAAATTCGGCTTTACTACCATCTAAATAGATAACATCTTCAGGATTCATAGGTTCACCAACTTCTGATGCTATTTTTAAGACATGTTCTTCAAAATCATCTCTTTCTTCAGAAAATGCCATCCAATTTACTTCTATTGCTGGTTTATCAACGAGTGATAAAATTTCTACTCCAAGGTCTTCGAATTCGAATTCCTCCATGTTGATTATAAGTTCTACTATTTTGTTCATATCTTATATATATTATAGACGTGCTAAGTCATTTATTTTTGCATCTGCTTCTTGTTGATTAGTAACTTCACTTGATACAACATAAGCTCTAACTACTGGTTGTGTACTTCCTGTTTGTTCACCTGCTGTGATAGTCGTTTCTGCATTGTCTGCATTTGCTCCAGCTTGTAATGCTGTAGTTGGATTGAATGTTGGTGCTGTAGGTACTTGTACACCTGCTGGTGCTCCAGCTGATTTATTACCTGGTGTTTTAGTACTAACTATTTTTTTAATGTTAGCAAGACCTGCTGCTACAGCTACACCCGCTGCGACTGGTGCTAAAGCTGGTCCCACGACTGGAATACCAACCACAGACTTATAAGCCGCTGTAGCTGATCCATATGTGTCGATGGTAGTTTGTGCAATAGCTGCTGCTTTACCAACTGCTGTACCTTCACCAACTAATGAAACGATAGAACCAAGTACTTGTGAACCAGCTGATAATGCATTGGCCACATCTTGTTCTTTCATCTCTCTGTTAAAGTCACTTTCTTCTTGTGATAACTTCTTATTCTTCTCAACATAACTAGCTTTGATTCTATTGATCTCAGCCTCAGTTGCTCCAGCTGCTTGTAGCTTGGCAATATCAGTTTCTTCTTGTATTCTTAGTTCTTCAGCAGCACGCACAAACATATTGTCTATCGCGTCGAGATCTGCTTGCTGAAGCATATCATCTATAAGTTGTCTATTAGCGAGATACTTGTCTTGTGCAGCTTTGGCATCAGCATCTGCTTTATCTTGTAATGCCTTCTTTTCTGCTGCTAGTTTTTCTGCTGCTGCGAGTTCATCTGCTGCTTGTTTTTCTCTATCTGCTTTGGCTTTATCAGCTGCTGCTTGATCCTCTTTTTGTTGTTGAACCTTGTAACCATCTCTGGTTGATTTTAACTTCGCTAACTGTGCTTCAGTTTCTTTGATAGTAGCATCACCTTCTTCAGCAACTTCTACAGGATCAAATATCATACCAGCAATACCACCACTAAAACCTTCTTCTAAGTTACTACCAATATCAATACCTGGTATTTTACTAATAGCTGCAGTTAATTGATCAACAGTAGCTAATAGGATTGTAATAGGTAGTGTTAAGAATCTAATAACACCTTGCGCAATATCTTGATTTCTTTGTGCTGCTGCTACTTGAGCATCTTTGGTCTTTTGCATTTGCACGAGTTGTGCTTCTGTGGCTGCAATAACCTCATTGGTTTGTTGTATCTTAAGATCTCTGATTTCTGCTTCAGATTTACCTTGTAATCTGAGAGAGTTTTCTTGTAATGAAAGAGCATCTAATGCTTCTTGTTGTTTAGTAACATTAGCTTCAACTTCTGCGTTTAGTTTCTTTTGTTCTGAACTAACACCACTAACAAGACCTTTAATCTCATCCCAGTATGCAACGATTAACGAAAGTGCTACGACTAATGCACCAATACCAGTTGATATCAAAGCTTTCTTTAATCCACTCGCACCTTGTATACCCGCTTTGAATGATGTCTTAAGGGCTTTACCCATTTTACCAACACCAGTAATAACGTTTTTAAAGCGACTGGCTAAACCACCAGTGGCTTCATCTAATACACTAATTGCACCTTCACCAGCTTCACCAGCGTCTTTAGATGCGTCTCCAAGTTTATCAAAATCATCAGCAGCACCATCGGCGGCATCACCAGCTTTCTTTGCTTGGGACTCGAGTTGTTGTAACGCTACTTTCGCGTCATCTATGTTTGAGACCGACGTTTCTAGTCCGTCGATCTCAAAGGTTATTTTTACTATCTTATCCGCCATACT